GGATGCCAAAGCGACAGGCGACGCTGTCCACGGATTGGGCACAAGAATGGACACAGCAGAGGACGACATTACTGACTTAAAGAGTGATTTTAATGATGTATATTACGATCTTGCTAGGTATCTGCAAAACAGAATAGCATTAAATAATTATACAGGTGGTCAGACCGCACAGTGCCAAACCGGGTTTCAGCCGGGGCATACATACAAGCTGATACCTTCTGCAACTACGTGGGAATATGACACTCCGGCAAGCGGATCGACATTTTTTGAAATTATTTCAAAAAATTACAACACGGCTGACTCAAGTTTATATAAGGTTACGTTGCCAGACTCATCTATTGACTCTGAGATAACCATAGATGTACCACTTGATAGTAAATTTGTCTTTATATCCATAAGAGCGAAGAGTGGAACTAATCTTTTTGCCGATGTTATAGATCTCAGTAACAATGAAACAAAAACCTTTTTGGAATATTTAACAAGAAAGATATTAGTTATAAAAAATGATAAAGATCAGCATACGGATAACAACGATATCTATTTGATACCGGGTCACACATATATTGCTGTCCCCTCTGCTACTTCATGGGAATACACTACACCCACAAGCGGGCCTACACTATTTGCAATTGCGGCATATCACCGTGATATATCTACAGGCGGAACCGTTGAAACAATATTGTACAGAAAAACAAATTCTGATGGCTCAATAGACTCTGAGATACGTTTTACAGTGCCGTCTGAAACGGACTATGTTAAAGTGACCGTGAGGGAAAAGTACGGTGCATCGCTGTCTGTTACGTTCTATGACCTTGGCGAATCGAATTATATGGATACATATCTGCCGTTGGCGAATGTATCTGTAAGCGATCTGAATCTATTCAAGCGTGGCGAATATGTATGGTATGAAGGGACAAAAGGTTCTACCAAAACGCCCATCGTTAACGCACGGTCTATTTACGATGGTGGCCCTGCGTTTTCCGATATATCGCCTGTTATATATGAAAATGGCGAACCAATAATAAAAGATAACAAGATGTATTATGCAAAAACCTCATACTGGCAACTGGGCGGAACAGGATGTGCTATCTATGAGTATGATATAGGTACGGGGGAGTTGCATCTTTCTGGCATGGTCGGAGGATATGAAATAGTAGACGGCTCCGAGAAGATGTACAGCATTGTTGCGACACACATAATGTATAATCGCAATACTGGCGAATGGCAGTATACATCAACCGGGGCAGGTGATGATTCGCATACCCTGCATTATAGTCATTCCTATAATTCTCCTCTTCACGGATGTACAATCTTGGAGTTCCGCAAATTAACATACGCTAATGCTCAAGACGGGGACGAAGATGGATGTGTGTTCTATTCCGAAGAGTTGCAAAAATGGGTTCTTGTCTATTGTAAACTTGTAAACAATGTATACCGGGTTTGCTTGCAGACAAGCGATTATTGCGATGATGGATTTACACAATATAGTGTAAATAACAATGTTACTGGTACAGGCGTTAACATTTGCAGAGTAAATAATACCAGATATGTCCTGAGTGGAGACACAGAGCAAAACGGTGTTAATCGTTTTGCAGTTCTGTCTTTCCCAGACTTGACGTTTGTTTGCTATTTGAATCTCAATTACAACAATGGCGGTTTCAGAACATGGAACACTCTGATTCCTGTGCCCGATGGTGAATTTACATCGTATTATCTCTTAACCTTTGACAGGGCAATACAGTCTCCTGCATGGAATTGGAGTTATGGTAATGTCTACATGTATAGGGCGAAAGAACGAAATATTGGGCTTGAGTATCCGCTATATGTAAATGGGCAAGAAATAGCGCATCCGATTCAAGATGGAACGGATATTGACGATCTTCATCTACAACTTTTATGGGCGAAACCCTTTGTGAGCAATGAAGAAATTGTGCTGTCCGAGATAAATCTTGACAACAATGTACGCCGGAGCAATTCCAACATTTATCAAACTGTTGGCGATACGCTTGAGCAAAACAACACGGGGTTGGTATTGACAAGTTCAGGTGAGGCGAAAATATACGGTGGACAGCATCAGCCCGGAGCGGTATACATACTTCCAACCAAAAACATCGGTAAAAATGACTACAGATATATTCAGATTTGTGATTATAACGGAACTGTTTATCTGCAAGTGAGCGTAAAAGGAAATCGTGAAGTATATATAAAGGGCTACAATTATTCCGAAACGCTTGCCGGGAGTTTATCAGTCGATGATGGAGAATTGCTTATTTACACAGGTGGCGGAAAGGTGAACATCTATTCACGACACTCACACTAACTTAAAGGAAACTTTAAGAAAGAAAGTAAATATCAACTAATGGCACTCGTCAGGAAACTGGCGGGTGCTTTTTATGTAGGGGGAAGAGTATGATTCCGATCCTATACGAAGCAACAGAAACCAATTTCACGAGTAACGGAGTCTGCCGCCTGGCTGAAGCAACGGAGTGCCATGTTATCGAGGAGCGGAACGGCGAATACGAGCTGACTCTGACCTATCCGATCACGGGAAAGTACTACGATAAGATCCAGGAAGGCATGTATATAGCCGCGACTCATGACGATAAGAGTGACCGGCAGCCGTTCCGGATATACCGCAGATCAGCACCGCTCAATGGCCTCGTGCAGTTCTTCGGCCATCATATCAGCTATGCACTCAATAATATCATCCTGAATCCGATTACGGCAACCAGCGCCGCCGATGCCTTCGATCAGATGGAGACGGACACGGTAACGACGAACCCCTTCACCATGTGGACGGACGTCACGACTTCCGGCGACTTTAAGAGTGAGACACCATCGTCAATCAGAAGCGCACTGGGCGGCAAGCGTGGCAGTATCCTCGACGTATATGGCGGGGAGTATGAGTGGGATATGCTCACCGTCAAGCTGCACGCGCAGCGGGGTCTTGATACCGATGTCACGATCCGGTACGGCAAGAACCTCACGGATCTGACGCAGGTGATCGACGCGGGAGGCCTGTACAATGCCATCGTTCCGTACTGGTTCGGGACCGTGAACGATACTGACACGCTTATCACCCTGCCGGAACACTACGTCGCCGCCAATGGTGTGACAAACCCGGTCATGGTTGTAAAGGATTTTTCGAACGAATGGCAGGACGCGCCGACTGTGGCGCAGCTTCGCTCCAGGGCTTCGTCGTTTTTATCCAGCAACCGGCCGTGGATTCCGAACGAAAACATCAAGATATCATTCGTTCAGCTTTGGCAGACGGAAGATTACAAAGACGTTGCCGTCCTGCAGCGGCTGTCCCTGTGTGACCGTGTAAACGTCTATTATCCTGCGCTAGGGATCACAGCAGAGGGCGTCAAGATCATCAAAACGAACTACAACGTTCTTCTGGATCGCTACGATGAGATGGAGCTGGGCGACGCCCGGAGTTCCTTCGCGGATACCCTGATCAACCCTCTTGAGAATGCCATTACAGAAGCAGCTCAGACGTCAAAATCGTTCCTTCAGAAAGCAATAGACCATGCAACTAAGCTGATCACCGGAGGGCTTGGCGGCCATATCGTTTTTATGTACGATGCTGACGGCAAGCCTACAGAAATGCTCGTTATGGATACCGAAGACGTAGATACTGCCGTGCATGTGCTGCGGATCAATGTCAACGGCATCGGATTCAGCTCAAACGGAGTAAACGGGCCTTTCACATCCGCCTGGACATTAGACGGCCAGTTTGTGGCTGACTTTATTACCGCCGGCACGATGCTGGCCAACCGGATCAAGGGCGGCACGCTGTCGCTTGGCGGTGTCGATAACGGAAACGGCGTTTTGGTTGTCTATGACGCAAATGGCTATGAGATCGGCAGATGGGACAAAGAAGGCATTTTTACTCGTACAAAAGGGTTTCTGAGTACTGACCTGTCGCCGTATTTCAACATAACTAACGGAGTCATTGAGAGCGGAATATATAACCCTAACACAGACGCAAGAACTAGAGTGGCTGCACTGGAAACCTATAGAGAAAGCGGTTATTCATCTTTCCGTATTGCAGAAGAAATACCAGCCGGAGAGCGCGGCGGAATTAGTTTGCACCTTGATGTTAAACAATCTGGTGGTGGTTCTTCGCCGTCAAGCTTAGGTATACACGGCCAAACTGACGGAAAGGCTTATATAAGTGCCGACGTCCCAACTATTAATTTTAGCGGGCATAATTTTATCTTTCCGATAGGCAGAATAAGATCCGAGGCCTCCTATTTGTATATAGGCAATCCAGACCAAAATGATTCTATGTATGGAATCAGAATGAACATTTCCGGATCGACAAATGGCGTGCGCGATATACACCTAAGAACAACGGGCGTCTATACAAGCTGGACGGCGGTCAAGTCAAAGCTGTTTAAAACAGATGGCTACGGACAGCGGGCCATGTATTGTTATGAAACGCCAAATCCGTATTTTGGCGATATAGGAACAGGAAAAACCGACGAGACCGGCGCCTGTTATGTTGCGCTTGATCCTGTATTCAGTGAAAGCGTCAATACTCAAAACACATATCAGGTTTTCCTTCAGAAAGAAGGACCCGGAGATCTCTATGTAGATGAAAAGGCAGCGGAATATTTCGTCGTAAAAGGAACACCAAACCTCAGCTTTTCGTGGGAGGTAAAGGCAAAGCAGTATTTGTTTGAAAACTTTAGGATGGAAAACGTCGAAGATGACAGCGAGCTTGATTTCTTGAACGACGAACCGGACTATATCAAAGAATCAGAGCAACTATTTGACCAGTTTATAAAAGAAATGACGGAGGTAGCATAATGAAGAAGATAACATCTTTTACCCATCTGTACACAGGAGAGGGGCACAGAATCGCGTATACCTATTCTGAGATTGATGAACAGGGAAATCTGATTTCGCAGAATAGCCGGGGCAATTTTATTGAGGTTCACCCGGAGGTGATTGAGGCCATTGAAACCATTCTTGATGACATTCAGAGAAACCATCTTCAGTAAACGGGACAAAAGAAATGTGAATAATGGAGGACAGCCCTATGCACATCGACATCATAGTTACTCTGATCGTTGCCGTTTTCGGCTCAACAGGCTTCTGGACATGGATCGCCAACAGAAGCAAGAAGAAATCAGCAGAGTCCCGTCTTTTGATGGGGCTGGCATACTCTGAGATCATAAACCGTGCAGACGCCTGCCTGTCTCGCGGCTGGGTTGAGGTGGATGAATATAATGAACTGAACCGCTACCTGTATCAGCCTTACATTGAGATGGGAGGCAACGGCACGGCTCAGAAACTGATGGATGAGGTTAGAAATCTCCCTACACGGAAGGAGGTGGGAAAATGATCACAACAAAAGAATGGTGGAGGGCTGCAGGCATTCGCGCAATCAAGACGGTTTGCCAGACCGCCGTGGCATCCATCGGTACTGCAGCAGTGATGTCACAGGTTGACTGGAAGATGGTACTTTCTGCATCAGTTCTTGCCGGCATCTTGTCCATGCTGACCTCGCTTGCCGGATTGCCGGAGGTAGAAACATGACGAAGGTTATAGATGTATCATATGCGCAGGGCCGTATTGACTGGGACAAGGTCAGAGGCAATGTTGACGGCGCAATCATCCGCTGCGGATATGGCGACGACGTGTCATCACAGGACGATACGCAATGGCTCCGCAACGTCTCAGAGTGTGAGCGGCTGGGTATCCATTACGGTGTGTATCTGTACTCCTACGCCGGGAGAGAGGCACAAGTGCAGTCAGAGATCGACCACACACTGCGCTTGATTGACGGGAAAAATCCGGTAATCGGCGTCTATCACGACCTTGAAGAGAACTCGCTCGGATACATGGCAAAACCCGCAGCAGAGATGTGGTGCGACCAGATCAACGCCAAAGGCTATAAGGCCGGCATTTACTGCGGGGCCTATTACTACAAGTCGTACCTTCTGGGAACGCACGAACGGTTGAAATCCCTCTGGTGGATAGCGGCATATCCGCCCACATGGAAAGATAACGGCACGCTACAGCCAGTGTATAAGCCGGATCCGGGCTTTCAATATGACGGATGGCAGTACAGTTCAAAGGGCCACGTTCCCGGCATCAATACCGACGTTGATATGAATGAATGGTACACGCCCTTTGACGGCGACCAGCCACAGCCAAAACCGCAGGCTGTGCCTCATGTAACCTACGAACTCAGAGGTAACCGCGGCAACCTGGCATCAGGCAAAGACGGACAGATGGTTAAACTCCCGGACCCGCTGACCGCTATCAAGATCGGCGTTGACGTGGGCCGAATCGAATACCGCGCACATTGCGCCGGCAGATGGCTGCCGAAGGTTACCGGCAACGATTGGGGCGATTTCCAGAACGGATATGCCGGCGACGATGTCCACACTATAGACGCACTGCAGATATATTACTATACGGACGGATCGCCGCTGTACGAAGCCGTTTATTCAGTAAAGCCTTTCGGCATGGAAGAGCTGCAGCCCGTCCATGATACCGATTGGCAGGACTACGACGGCGACAACACCGCCGGAATCTTCTGGACGACGATCGAGGGCGTCAAGATATCCCTCGACAGATGCTGATAATATTTCTTTTTTTCGATTCACTCCTTCCCTTTACTTGCGGCCCTCGCTTCGGCGGGGGCCTTTTTCATTGCCCCTTTTTTGCCCCTTTTCGAAGTGGCAAAATCTGCGGATGTGCATAAACACTGACAAAAATGGACGTTATTCAAGTCCCATCTTCCGCATTATTGAGCATATCAAGAGATATCGAGAGAGGCCAAAAACCAAGTAAAATCAAGGGTTTGCGGCCTCTTTCCATTTTGAGAGATATCGAGAGATATGCCTTTTTTTGCCCCTTTTTTGCCCCTTCAGATTGAAACACTGTCGATTGCTTCGGCGTCTCTCCGCTTGAGTTCTTCCGTGATGTGCACGTAGATGTCCCGCGTGATCTTAGACGATTTGTGCCCCAGGCGGCGGCTGATGACATCCAGAGCGACGCCATGCTCAAACATGAGAGAGGCATGTGTATGCCGGAGGGTGTGCGGGGTTATTTCCCTTCCGATCAGTTTCTTTGTAGTAGTCCGCAGATATTTGGCGTAGGTGAAGTACGGAACAATCCCGCCCTGCTGATCGTGAAAGAATTTGGAAGACCGGCACCGATGCAATACCTTCCGCTCACCCATCAGGACGTTGATCTGCCGGCAGATGGGTAACAGCTCCTTCTGGATATACACATTGCGCACAGAAGTCTCAGTTTTCGCTGTGGTGATCGTTTTGGTCTCGCTGTCGTATGTCTTGTCTACGTGGATGTAACGGCCCTCTAGGTCAACGTCTGCCTTATCCAGCGCGGCGGCTTCGCCGTACCGGAGACCGGACAGCACCAAGAACTGCGTCAGCAGGGCGTAATCCTTCCGCTCCATGCCATCTGTCACTTTTCTGTATTCCTTCGATGTCATGAATTTGTCGGCTATCTTGTCAGCGTGCGGCACGTCGTGGAACAGCGACAGCTTGCCGGTGATGTCCGTGTCGATCAGGTCATTTTGGTAGCCCCATCGAAGTAAAGCTTTCAGCCTTTTGATTCGCTCGTTCATCGTGCCGGCTTCTTCGTCTTCTTCCAGCATCTTCTGCTTGACGTATCCCGCTGTGATCCTTTCCAGAATGACATCATCACCGATGATTTTGCACAGGGCATCAATGGCGTACTTGTTACGGGTGTAGGTTGACGGCTTTACGGTCTTCTTCTGGGCCTCAAGATACAGATCGCCCAGGCGCCGCAGCGTGATCGTGCTTTCCTGTCCGTCCAGCGCCTTGCTGATACGCTCAGAAATCGCCTGCGAGGCGGTTTTCTGTGCTTGTGCGGTATTTTTATCAAGCGTAACGCTAACGCGCTTCTGGCGGCCTGTAAGCGGGTCTGTGTAGCGTTCTATGTATTTCCACTTGCCGGTCTTTGTCTGTTCTACCCACATATTACCTCCCGTACATTGAGACCTTGCCAGACAGATCGCTGGTATCGTCCATCTCAATCTCTGCGTAACAGTTGGCGACCTGCGGCAGCTTTTCACGGACGACGTCGCACATCTTCGCGGGAACATAACCGACCAGCTCCCCGTTTATCTCAATTCTGATTGCGTTCGGGTCAAACTGATTTTCTGGCTCCGGGATCAGATCGCACGGCCCTTCATAGCTCCCATCATCCAGCACGGCCTTGATCGCAGGCTTGTGATGGTACATCCCCGCAATAAAGCAGTATCCGATGTATTTACTGTCCGCGTACTTTTCAACGTTTTCCCTGACCTTGCTGTCTACTGCTTTTGGTAGTTTTTCCGCTTTTGGCTTTTTCAGCTTCCTGCTGAAGACGATCAGGGCGATACCGACGGCGACGCCGATGACCCCGGCGATCGTGTCGCTGGTGAGAAGAATCAAGAAGAAGAGCGTGATTATGATCCCGATGATTAAAAGTACAGTTGCCATGTTTTACCTCCCTCTGTGACGTGCCTGCTGTTCTATATGATCAGCGGAGTCTTCGCTCCGCAAATCGTCGCTTTTGATGTGGTCGAGTTCGTGGCGGTATGCCTCCAGACGGGCCCGATCGGATAGGTTGCTGTTGATAACGATGGTGTACGTGTCATCCATCAAGACCGTATAGCCCTTGACCCGCATGGGTAAGGGCAGGAGATATGTGTATACCGCTTCAGTCATTTTGAAAACCTCTCAATAAATCGCGCAATCATGTCTACGTCTTCAGCTCTTACGTTGCGCGATGCGTCAAACAGGACTTTGTAATTAGGGTTTTTGTGAAGGAACTCCGCAAGCTCACGGGCGTCTTTGTTGATGTAATAATCCTCCGTCGGCTCACCGTGATCATTAAGCAGATCAGACTTGTCAATGCCCAGCCAGTTACAAATAGACTGTATTTTGTCGATTCTGGGCATGGTCTGGCCTGTGCACCATTTGGCTGTCGTGGCCGTTGATACGCCCATATGACGGGCCAGATCGGCCTGCTTGTATCCGTTCAGTGCAAGATAATTATTCAGATTCATCGCAAATATGCGCCTAAGTTCTTCATCAGCCATCTTTTTACCTTCCTTTTCTCTCCCCGGTACAAACAATTATATATATGAGAGTTAGCATTTTCAATTAGCAAAATAGCCAATATACTAACTTTACTGTTGACATAGCTAACATAAAGGTAGTATTATGATGGCAACGGCAAACCATGCACAAAAGGAGGTGAAAGATTTGGAGATGCACTTGAGGGCTGCCAGAGTCAACGCAAACCTGACTCAGGTCGAAGCCATCGCAAAGTTCAACGAGAGATGCGGCACGAACCTCGCACAGTCTACGCTGATCAGTTGGGAACAGGAAAAGACTTTTCCGACTGTTCCGCAGTTCAAAGTACTCTGCGATATTTACGGCGTAGACATGAACGATATTTTTGTGCCCGAAACACTAACTTAGAGGTAACGTTATGGAAAAGAATGTGATTCTTCCGTATAGGCGGAAGAAAGACCTGGCTGATCTGCTGGGCATCTCCCCGGCGACCGTACAACAGCGGTGTGGGGAGATGGAGACCAGCGGCAGATACGGACCGTATGCAGTGATCAGAGACGGGCAGGTGCTTCTGGTCAACGTGATTTGCTTCGTGGACTGGATGCGGTACAGGCGGGAGTTTATCGACAAGAACCTACGTAAGTATATCCCGCCGTTCGATGCGGAGGCCGTGGCGAGGTCGATGGGATGGAAGATTGACAAGGTATCACTTAGGAGGGTCGCTGTATGATCGCAAAAGCTTTTGCCGGAATCGCCGGAACAATGATACTTGTGTCTGCCTGTATGTTGGACAGCATGAGCAACATTCCGATTGGAATCTTTTCCGCCGGCCTTGCACTTCTGGGAGCGGCCCTGCTGATAGATAAGGAGGTATTCGAATGACATTATACGAACTTACAGAGGAGTTTTTGCAGTTACTTGAACTGGCAGAAGATCCTGAGACCGACCCACAGGTGTTTGATGACACGATGGAGTCCGTAGCCGCGGAGTGGGTAAACAAGGCAGAGGGATACGTGAAGGTCATCAAGCAGATCGAGGCTGATGCCGCCGCCATCAAGGCAGAAGAAAAGCGTCTTTCTGACCGGCGCAAGGCGGCAGAGAAAAACGCGGAGCGTATCAAGCAGACCCTCAAGGGCGCCATGGAAGTGACCGGAAACACGAAGATAAAGACGGAGCTTTTCACCGTGAGTATACAGAAGAATCCGCCGTCACTCAAGATCGACGATCCGGCAAGGATCCCGCACGACTTCATGATTCAGCCGGATCCGGTGCCTGACAGCAAGGCCATTAAAACCGCACTGAAAGAAGGTTTTGATTTTACATGGTGCCATCTGGATCAGAGCGAAAGCCTGCGTATCAGGTGAGAAAAGGGGGAAGGAATGGAAGACAGAATCATAGAGACTATAGAGATCTGTTACGACGAGTTCAAGCAGCTTGTAAAGGATCAGGCGCGGCTGTATGCACTGATCGATGCGATCCTTGAAGCCTCCCAGCCGCTGAAGACCGGCGGGCTGTTCGTCACAACGTCAGACATGGGCGCGATCATGCAGATTCTGGCGCAGGAAGAGTATCGCGAATACAGAAAGGAGTGCGGGGTAGAAGTATGAGCCCGGAAGAGATTAAGGAAGTGCTTGAAAGGCACAAAAGATGGATTGAAGAATCCAAAGGGTGGAGTGAGAAAGATCGAGCCAACCTGCGCGGAGCCGACCTGCGCGGAGCCAAACTGCGCGGAGCCGACCTGCGCGGAGCCAACCTGTACGGAGCCGACCTGCGCGGAGCCGACCTGTACGGAGCCAACCTGCGCGGAGCCGACCTGTACGGAGCCAACCTGCGCGGAGCCGACCTGCGCGGAGCCGACCTGTACGGAGCCAACCTGCGCGGAGCCAAACTGCGCGGAGCCGACCTGTACGGAGCCAACCTGCGCGGAGCCAACCTGTACAGAGCCAACCTGCGCGGAGCCGACCTGTACGGAGCCAACCTGTACGGAGCCGAAAACATACCATTTATTCCATATGCGTGCCCGGACTTCGGCATCTTTATCGGCTTTAAAAAGGCGTCCGGTTACATCGTGGTTTTAGAGATTCCAGAGGATGCAAAACGGCTATCAGCCGCCGGCAGGAAATGCAGATGCGACAAGGCTAAAGTGCTGCAGATTCAGAATATAGATGGTACGCAGGCTAACATCGAAGCAGTGACAAGCAATCACGACCCGTCATTT